CTAAACAGCCTGTTTTTTGACGCCGCGGCTCAGATTTCGCTGCCAGATTACAAGCTCTTCCTCGTCCCAAGCAACCGCCCGCACACTGATCTGGACTGGCGCAGGGAAGGTCCCCTTCTTGATTCCATCGTAGATGACCGTACGCTTGATGCCGACGAGATCGATTACGGCTGGCAGGCGCAGGAAGCGTTTTGGTGCGTTCATGTTGTGGTTACTCATCATCGGCCCCCAGCAGCCACGCTCCGTCAACGTTCAGCACGGTGCACACGTTGGCCAAGTGCGGGCCCGAGATCGTGCGAGTCTCACCGCTCTCCCATCGCGCCACGGTACTCGGCATCACGCCGACCAGCTCAGCCAACCTTTCAACCGACATCCCAGCCGCTTCGCGTGCGACTTTGATGTGAGTGTGCCAGGTCATCGATACCGAGTGTTCAAAGCCGGCAAACTCGTGGCGCACGACGCAAGCCCGAGTCAGGCTGTCGACCGAATCAACGTCCCGGTGACCATAGTCACCAAAGCACACATAGAAGGCCTCCTTTTGATTGAGCAATTCGCTTGACCAGTATGAATCTTCATCATGCAGCCGCTCCGGGAAGTTCTTCTCAAGGAGATCGAAGTCGTCAAAGTCCGGGAGCACGCCGCCGGCTGCCGCAGCGAACACGCGCGCCTGATTCCATGTAACGAACTGGGCCTCAGCCGGCAAAAGGATCAGGTGGCGGTAAATCCCAGCGTCTGGAACGATGCCAACGTACTGCTCACCGGTCTGCAGGTAGCTCATGTCGAACGGGAAGTCAGGACGCGGCGGTGTTATGGCTGCCCGAGTAGCGGTCGGCAGCGAATCGACCATGCGCATGAGCTCTTCATGGTCAGCGGTACCGAGAAGCTTTGGGGGCGTGGTGGACGACCGCATAAAACCCGAGCGCGCAACCGCATCATTGCTCTCACGCTGTGTATCCAGTTCTGCGCTGCGATTCGCGTTGACGGTTTTTTTCGTATTCATGTTCGATCCTTTAGGTTGGTTGTTGTGATGGGGCGATTGGAATCAGCGCGGCACGATGGTCAGTTGCACTCGAGCGGCCGGAAGCGTGTAGCTGTACTGCGCGGCTAGGTCAACGATCATCTGCTGGGCGCAACGATCCATCGCCCGAAAGTTGGCGATGATTTGACGCTCTTCGTCGCTGAGCTGGAAGCCGGCGCTGTCGATCGTGCGCAGGTCGCCGCGGCCGCGCTTACGCTGCTCTGCCGTGCTCATGCTGGAGCTCCTTTGCGCGCATTCGAGTTGAAGCGATCGACCGCCCTGGATGCATCCTCAGCCAGTTTGTCGAGCGAAACCAACGCCAAGCGCGCGAGGGACTCGATATCGTTATCGGACAGCAGCGGACGGACATCCCCGGAGCCAGAGTCCATGGCACCAAGGTCAGCCAGATGGGCTTGCACGATGCCTGCGATAGTCCGCGTGCCACGGGCGATGTCCATCACCTCGGCCGCGAAGATGGCGTTCGCGTCGTGCTCTGCGCCGCCATGGAGCCACGACTGCTGCAGGTAAAGCGGCAGGGGCGCGGCCGAGGACGTTGCGCTGGACGTTGCATTTGTGCTACTCTCATGATTCGCCATAGTCTTTCTCCAAAGTTTTAGGGCGTAAGGGGCCATCCGGTGCTGGAACACCAGGTGGCTTTGTTGTTTCTAGGGTTGGTTAAATCAGATCGGTATCGTCAATGCGGCGGGGCCGCTGACTTCATCGACACCATGCAGGCCAGCTTTGTCAGCCCGCGCTGCGTGATGTGCACCTGTTCCTTGGTGCGCTTCTCGCCGCTGCGCGGATCGTCATAGCTGCCGATCTTGTGAGCGAGGTAGCCGGCCTGCAGCTTGTCGTGACGGGCGAGGTAGCCCGCTCGACCAGGGCGCCGATACACCCATCCTTGCTTGAAGAGGAGGTCGGCGAGTTCGTTGTAGTGCACGTGCAGAACCTTTGCGGCATCTCGTAGGCACATCGAGCCGTCCGTGTTCGAAATGATATTCAAAGCCTCTACAGCTGGCGCTTGTTCGCTGACCTGGCGCTCGAGCTGCTGGACCTTCACCGCCAGTTGAAGACGGCCCTCCTCGGCGTCTGCCCAGGCACGCGCTGCGGCGACGCGATCGGCAAAGTTCGGCAGTCCATCCACCATTGGCGGCTCGGGACGATGCTCCACCGTTGGTGGAACAGAGTTGCCCGCCGCCGGGGTGTCCACAGATTGTGTTACCACGTAATGCGCGTTTTTACGCATCACTGGCAGGATCTCGTCGAACACGAAGCGCTCAAACGCCTGCGCGGCCGGTAACTTTGTTTTGACGATGAGCCGCATCACATCCGCCTCGCTCAGCACGCGCGTCTGTTGCACGCCGCCAGCAGTCAGCAGAGGAACGCATCGCATCTCACCTGTGCAGTGGCGCATTGCCGTCGTCGGATCGGCGTAGCCAATCGCCTTGCAGACATCGTTACCGACGAGCAGTGGCTCGCCGTTTTCGCTGGTGATGACACGCAACGGGTGCGTCTCAAACAGGAATAGGGTAGGTGCTGCTTGCTGTAGTGCGCTCATGATTCCTTAGGGCGTAAGGCGTTACCAATGAGAGAATATTAAGTGCACTTAAAAAGTTCCGCAAGCGATATTTTCAGTATGCTTAAAAATTTCTTTGAGCGGGGCGAAAAAATACCCGCACAAGGCGGGTTAGAGAAAAGCGTGTCAGATTTTTTCGGTTTGTCTTAGAATTACTTTGCCTATCAGCTTGACGTCCTCCGGCCGGTAAAGCTTGCGCGCATGCCGACGCTGATCCGGATGATCTGACGTAAGCCACCACTCCCCGCTGTCTCGCTGGAGTCGGCGCAGTAAAATTGTCCCCTCGTAGATCAAGAGATAAACGGCCCCATCTGTAATGTCGCGGTGCCATCTATCTAGGACAAGGAAGTCGCCAAATGAGATAGCTGGCTCCATATCCAGCGTCCGCACTCTCATCACAGACACAACGTCTGGAGATAGGTCATTAACCTGAAACCACTGCATCCGAAGAGCAAAAAGGCTTCGGGCCTCAAGTTCGCGCTCGGGCTCAACTCGATAACCCTCAGGCGTATCATCCGGGATATAACGAACAACTTCGATTGGCCATAGCTCTTTCCCATCCACGCCCTCCTGGGCGTAGCTCTGCCAAAACCAGGCATCGCTGGAGTCGTCGTCCTCACCGAGCAGCCAGGCCGGACTTATGCCCAAGAGGTCGCAAACCCTAACAAGATTGGTGCCTTCGATTTTCTTTGTCTTCCCGCTTTCCCACATCGTTACCGTAGCAGGCGAAACGCCGACTAGCTTAGCCAGTTCGGTCTTCCGTAGGTTCTTCACAGTGCGAGCCTGTGTTAAGCGCTTGTGCCAGTCCATTAAGCCAGCTTAACACCGGCGACGTTTCGGTGCAACAATTTTAATGCGCTTAATTTTTAAGTGCGCTAAAATTGGCTCATGAGCCAGAACAATACGCCCGACGAAATCATTGACGCCTTGGGCGGGACGTCTGAAGTAGCGAAACTCTGCAGGGTAAGTGACGCCGCTGTGTCGCAGTGGCGGCGAGCGGGCATACCTCAGCCACGACTGATGTACATCCAGGCCATCAGGCCCGATCTGTTCATGTCGCAAATCACGACAACGCCGCAGCCGGAGTAAAGAAATGAAGCCTCTCAGCAACGCCTCCCCTAGCCCGGTAGGCGCAGGGACTTTGCACGCCCAAATTCCGCAACTGGTGGCGCTGGTAGATGTCGGCGGCCTGGCGCTGGAACTGTGGCGCACGGAGCTGGCTGTCACCGAGCTGCACCGCATCTACATCCGCAAGATCCAGGAGTACGAGGAGCGCTACGGAGACATCGGTGGCCGGATCAACCCGCGCAATCACGAACACGTCGCCATCGTCTCGTACACCATGGACGCGAGGCTGGCGCTTACGGCGGCTAAGCGCAAGGTGTATGCCGCGCGCCGCCGGCTGCGGAACGCGTGCGCGAAGGCGGCCAGGAAGGGAGCCACGAGCGCATGAGTACTCCCCAGCTCGAAGACGGCTTCACCATGATCGCGAATGAACTCTTGGAGGCCGTTCTGGGCGGAAGCTTCTCCCATCGCGAGCAGTCGGTCATCTTCACGATCATCCGGAAGACCTACGGCTACGGCAAGAAAGAAGACGACATGTCAGCCGCGCAGATCGGCGCGATGTGTGGGCTCGCTCGCCAGCACGTGACGTCGACACTCAATGCGCTGGCGGCACGCAATGTCATCACGAAACGCCAGGGCACGTACGGCATGATCGTCGGCGTCCAAAAGGATCATCGACGGTGGATCTCGGCCAACCAGTTGAAGTCGCAGGCTGGCCTCGATTCTGGACTTGCAGATAGTCCCAAAACAGGACTAGTCCCAAAACAGGACACGTCCCAAAACAGGACTAGTGCTAGTCCCGAATCGGGACAGGTCGATAGTCCTAAATCGGGACACACAAAAGAAAACCTTCCAAAAGAAAACCTCAAAAGAAAAAGTACCCCCAAACCCCCAGAGAGGGCCATCACGCCTGCCAAGGAAAAAACCATAACGCTGCGAACGTTCATAGATGGATGCCAGGAACGCGGAGAGCGTCCGGTCCGCGACTACGAACCACTGTGGCGATACACCGAGGGTGTTGGACTACCCAAGGACTTCATTGCTCTCGCTTGGTACGAGTTCTGTCGACGGTTTCTGCCTGGCGGTACCGGTGAGGCGAAGCGGTACACCGATTGGCGCAAAGCGTTCCGCAAGTACGTCGAGGGCAACTACCTGAAGCTCTGGGCGCTTGATGGCGAAAGCCGGTACTACCTGACCACGCAGGGCAAACAGGCCCAAAAATTCTACGATTCGAGGGAGGCAGCATGAGCAACGAGATCAAACCGCCGCCGTACAGCGCGGAAGCAGAGCAAGGCGTCATTGGCGCTCTGCTGCGAGACAACGATGCGATCGACCGCATCGGAGACCTTCGCACCGAGCATTTCTACCTGAGCGACCACGTGACGATTTTTCGCGAGCTGTTGCGGCATCTGACGGCCGGCCGCAGCTGCGACGTGATCTCGCTAGGTGACGCACTGCAAGGCAAGGTGCCTGACTGCGCGCAGTACCTGAACCAGCTTGCGCAGTCGTCTCCGTCGTCGGCCCACATCGGTCGCCATGCCGCGATCGTGCGAGACAAGGCGATAAAGCGCGGACTGATCAAGTTCGGACGCGAGGTGGCGGAGGCTGCCGCCGGCTCGCCAGAGGAGTCTACCGCGCTGGTCGATCAAGCCTCGAGCATGCTGGAAAAACTGGCGGTGGCACGTACGCACGTCGAGCCTGTACTCGCGGCCGACGAGTTAGCCGCGCACGTCGAGGAGCTGCAGCGCCGAATGGATGGTGTCGTGAAGGTGATCTCGACGGGCTATCCGGACGTCGACAACACGCTGAACGGTGGCATCCGCCGCGGCGAACTGATCGTACTGGCGGCACGTCCCAAGATGGGCAAGACTGCGTTCGCGCTGAACGTGGCCTGTAACGCCGCCCTCGATCATTCTGTGTTGGTGCTGTCGATGGAGATGCCGAAGTCCCAACTGCACGACCGGAATCTGGCGAGCCAGGGACAGATCCCGCTCGAGCACCTGCTCAAGCCTCTGATGATGACGCCCGGCGACTGGGACCGGCTTACCCATGCAACGATCAAGATCCGCGACATGAAGCTGCATCAGGACGACCAAGCGGGCCTGCGCCTGCTCGACGTCCGCCTCAAGGCAAAGGCCGTGAAGCGCAAGAGCGGGCTCGACCTGCTTGTCATCGACTACCTGCAGCTGATGGACGGCGACGGCGATAACCGCAACGCGCAGATCGAGAGCATCACCCGCGGCCTCAAGACGTTAGCCAAGGAGCTTGGCATTGGGATCATTCTGCTGTCGCAGCTGAATCGCAAGTTGGAGGAGCGGCCGAACAAACGGCCGATACCGGCCGACCTGCGAGACTCCGGAGCGATCGAGCAGGATGCGGATGCCGTGGTCTTCCTGTATCGCGACGAGGTCTACAACCCGGATAGTCCGGATGCGGGTATGTGCGAGGTCGATGTAGCGCTGTGCCGTCAGGGGCGGCCAGGGCGCACGGCGCTGGCTTACATCGGCGAGCAGGTACGGTTCGAGAGCCTGGAACATGGATGGATACCAGCAAAGCCCGTAGAGCGTCGGGCGCGCCGCGGCCTGGCGGAGCACCTATGACAGGACCGATGCGCGCTTTAACGCATCCCTTCGCGAGAGCCTGACATGAGTACGACTCGTGCTGCGCTCGTTGAGATCCTGGAAGGCGTTGAGGCCATCGACGTCGACGAAGGCGCGAAGGACAAGTTCCGCCAACTGGTGGGCGCCGTGGCCAATACGCACGGCTACGACTGGATCGAGCGGGCTAGTCGGATCGACTTCGCAAGAGGACTGCTGCGCATGCGCGTCAGCCGGCCTGAGGTGCGAGATAGGTTGATTGCCCTGTACGGGATCTCACGTCCTCAGGCCTACCGAATCATCAGCCATGCGCTGCAACTGTCTCACGAATGAGCCTTCGATGAGACGCCCTGACGGTTTAATGGCGACATCGAACATAGGAGCTTGCAATTGGCTTTTACCAAAATCGAACCGACAGGAGCCATCGCGACGAAAGGACGGTGGGCAGTGCTGATGAACGCGACACAAAATGCGAAGTTGAAGCTGGAAACAGCCAAGCGCCCGCTAGGTCTGCGCTTGACCGTATGTGGCAACACGGCTGGCGCGAAGAACAGGGCGACTCTCGCGAAGGTGCTCGCCGATACCCCGGCCACTCAAACACCGCGCGCGACGAACTCGAAGTCAACCCCATCGAGCACGGCCGCGAATAAGGCCCGCCTTGCCGCCATCCTCGCGGACGACTAAGAACCCGATACGAACTAAAGGATCAGTGACCATGCCGAACATCTCCCTTCACGAAGCCCTTAACCGAAGCATGCTCGGTCCCAATGGCGGACTCAAGCCGGCTGATGCACCGCCGCCGGCGCCGCCGATGCCGCCTATCGGGTTGGACTATCCACCGATTGCCAAGCAGCCCGCCTATAAGGCTGAGGCAGATAAGCTGAATCGTTTCGTCAAACAGCAGGCCGATGCGGAGAAGAGGCTCGCGGACCTGCACGCGCAGTTGGAGCAGTCCAAAAAGATCGAGCGCACGGAAGAGGATGCAATCTCCAAGGCGGAAGCGCTCCTTACAGGTGAGGAGCGTGGTGTGGATCTACATGCCGAGATCCGCGCGACCAACTCGCTGATCGAGGCGCTGCGCAATGCCCAGAAAGCGCAGCACGCCGTCATCCGCGGTGTGATTGCGCAGTTGGCCCAGGCGGCGGGGCGGCGATATGAAGACGAGCACAAGAAGCGAGTGAAGCGCGTGATGGCAGCGATGGACGAGCTGTATGCAGCCAATCAGGCAGAGGAGTCCTTGCGCGATGACCTGGTGCGCCTGGGGTACACCGCTACCGCTTTGCCGGCGATGAACTTCTGCGGCGTCGAGGACCCGCGCGATCGCAACGGGAACGCGTCCTTTTATTGGTATCGCGAAGCCGAGAGGTACTCGCAGTCGGCGGAAGAGATCGCTGCGGACCTTCGTAAGCTGCGTCTCAAGGCCATGGCAGGGGAATGATAGATGCCGAGGGGATGTGTTCAGCGCGGACCCTGGCGAGAGGAGTTTCGCGACTTGGTCGTAAAACCCCTCCGGGGCCTTCAAAGTCCACAACCCTCACTCGACCGACACCTCATGCCCTCCCACGCGCAGAAAAAATCCCCCTTTGGAGCTTTTGTTAAAGGACGGAGCCAATCGGTTAAACCACGTTTAACACCTGTTTTCATAGGGGAGGGCAGCAAAAAATTAACGTGGCTTGTTGTTAAAGCGATGTTAAAGCCGACCGAATTAACAAGGTCGGCTTTTCTTTTGCACAAAAGGAAAACTATGAGCAAGAAAACCAAAAAAGTGCCGTTGGCAAAGCGAGGCGTCGAATTGCCTGCAGGTCTTCGCGCCCGCGTCAATCAGCTGGCCGCGCGCCGAGGAAAGGAGGAGGCGGAGTTGGTCCGCGTGACCTGCCTGCAGGCCCTCCAAGCGATGGCAAACGAAGGACTTCCCGTCGATCAAATCGCTGAGGCCTTCAAGGCAATTGAGGCCGATGGCGGTCGATATTTCTCTTCGCCGGTCAGCACCCAATGAAAGCAGCCCGTCCGCGAAAGGGCTTTGGCGGTCGTAGCAAAAACGGCCGCTCACCCGATGAAGAAATGGAGTCACTATGATTGCAGGATCACTTGAGATCCAGCTGCGCGCGGATATCGCCCGCCTTTCCCGAGACATGGCCCAGGCGAGGTCTATCGTCAGTGATGCCTCAGCTAGCATGGCCCGTGCCGCCAATGCTGCAAAGGCAGCTATTGGAGGGATGGCGGTAGGCGCCGCGTTTGGCGCCTTGGCACATCAGGTCCTTGACGCCCAGCGAGAGTTCGACAAGCTGAATGCCTCCCTCGTTACCGCGACCGGGTCGAGCGCAAATGCGGCGCAGGCCTTCAAGGCGCTACAGTCTTTCGCGATTACGACGCCGTACTCGGTGCAAGAGGCTACAGAGGCGTTCATCAAAATGCGCAACCTTGGCCTTGACCCGTCCGAGAAGGCGCTGCGCTCCTACGGCAATACATCAGCTGCGATGGGTAAAGGCCTGAATCAGATGATTGAGGCCGTGGCGGATGCTGCAACTTCCCAGTTTGAGCGCTTGCGTGAATTTGGCATCACGGCGCAGCAGAATGGGGACCGTGTTTCTCTGACATTTAAAGGCGTTACCAGCACAATTGGCAACAACGCCAAGGAGATCCAAGCCTACCTACAGAAGCTCGGTGAGACAGATTTCGCTGGCGGGATGGAGCGCCGCGCGGCCACCCTTGATGGCGCCATCAGCAACCTTGGCGACACCTGGGATAGCGTCATGCGTTCGATCGCATCGAACGGCAGCGGCGAAGTCATGCAGTCGGGCGTTCTGGCCCTGGGCGGCGCGCTGCAGGATCTCGGCGCGATCATCGATGCAGTTGGGGGCAAGGCCACTGAAGAGGGGCAGGCCGTTCAAGAGGCATCCGGAATGCACACTGTGCTTACCGGTGCGTTCAAAGGGCTGGCTATCGGCGGCGTTTACTTGGTCGGCGCCTTCAAAGAGGTTGGGCAGGAGCTCGGCGCGTTGGCGGCTGTTTCGGTGGCGGTCGTGAACGGCGACCTTAAGGGCGTGAAGACCATCATGCAGGCGCGTCGCGAGGACGCCGAGTCGCTTAGCAAGTGGGTAAGTCAGAAGACCGAGGCTATCCTAGGGTCAACCGAAAAGCTGAGTGCCGCACAGAAGCAAGAATCTGAAGACCTCAAAAACGGGAGTAAGGATAGGCTGCAGCAGTATGCAGTCCAGCTCAGTGCAGAGGAAAAGCGCACGAACGCGCTCAACGCCCTGATCGATGTTCGCAAGAAGCTGCTGGGTATCGACCCACAGGATATAGCGGATATGAAGAAGATTCAGACCGCGCTGGATACGGGAGCGATCAGTCAGGCCGAGTACAACCGCCTCAAGGGTCAGCTTGAGAAGCAGATGCAGGCTAACTCCCTGGCCTACAAGCAGGAGCAGAAGAATCTCGATGCCCAGGTTGCGACCATTCAGCGTGCGACTGCGGCGCAGGCTCTACTGAATCAACGTCAGCAGGAGCATATTCAGTTCCTGAAAAGTGGCGGCAAAATTAACGACGAGGCTGCGATTAACGCGGGCGCGGACGCCCAGATCAAGAACTTCAACGACCAAATTGAGGCGCAGCAGAAGCTGCTCGCCATCGCGAAACACCGTCAGGACAGTCAGAAGGAACAGAAGGATATCGAGGGCCAAATTGCCAACTTGCGCACCCAGATCGACAATGCGCAGGCAAAGCGCGACGAAGACCTGTTACTGCTCGATCAGCAGCAATACCGGCAAGCCGTGAACAATTATGGTGACCTGCTCGAAGCGGCCCAGGCTCAGTCGAAAGCCCAGCAGGACGCCGTGCGTGATGGCCAGGACGAAATTGACATGCTGGGCATGACGTCGAAGCAGGTCGCAGAGGTCACGGCTTCGCGTCTGCGCGATCGCGCCGCGTTGCTCGAGCAGTGGGCCACTGTTCAGGACATTCAGGACGATACTAAGCGCCTCGGTGATGAGAGCCGCAGGCAGGCCGAAGCACTACGCGCACTAGCCAACCAATCTCTTTTGAAGGATGAGTTGACGCGTCAGAAGGAGCTGTGGGGGCAGATCGAGAGTACCGCGCACGACACGTTCATCAGCATCTTCGATAGCGGCAAGTCGGTATTCGATCGTTTGCGCGACACGCTCAAAAACGGTCTGCTCGAGCTGCTGTACCAGATGACGATCAAGAAGTGGGTCTTCCAGATGCAGGCCGATTACGTCGGCTCGACGTTGGCGAGTGCGGGAGCGTCGACTGCGTCCGGACTTACGAGTGCAGCTAGCACCGCCGTCAATGGCGCATCGCTTCTCAACGGCGGCAGCATCTTGGGTGGTGCTGGCAGTGCGATCGCAGGCCTGGGTAACGCGGTGGGATCGAGTTCGCTATCGGCATTCGGTGCCGGCTTAGCTGGAAACTCAGCAGGGATGGCCACTACTGCGGCAGAGACGTTCGCCAACGCCGGCATGGCCGCCGAGGCAAGCGCGGCAGGCCTGGGCGCAAGCGTGGCCGCCGCGCTGCCGTACGTGGGTGCGGCAATCGCTGCCTTCGCAATCCTGAAGAAGGGCTTCGGCCATGGACCGACGGAGGTCTCCAGCCAAGGTCTGCACGGTACGCTGACGGCCGATAGCGTGAGCGGCGAGTCGTATCAAAACCTGCACCAGGATGGCGGATGGTTCACCAGTGATCGAAACTGGACGGACACCAAAGCTCTGAGCTCTGAACTGAGCAAGCAGCTTACCGAGGGGCTGACGTCGATTGAGATGGCGACGGCCGGCTTTGCGAAGGCATTGGGCGTCTCGGCAGACTGGATTTCGACGTATAGCAAGGCATTCGATATCAAGTTAACTGGCGATCAGACGAAGGATGCTCAGGCAACCACTGACTTCTTCAGTGGTGTGAGCGACGAAATCGCGACCAAGCTGGCGCCAAACTTGACCGAGTTCCAGAAGTCGGGCGAAACGCTGTCGACCACCCTGCAGCGTCTGGCCGGCGACTTCCAAGGTACAGACCAGGTCGCACAGCTGCTCGGCAAATCGGCGGCGCAGCTGTTTGGCTCTGCCGGCATGGCATCGGCGCAGGCACGCGAAAGCCTGATCAGTGCGGCCGGTGGTCTTTCGACGTTGAGTCAGCAGGCGCAAACTTTCAATCAGAACTTCCTGACTGACGCAGAGCGCTTAGCCCCGGTACAGAAAGCGCTTGCTGATGCACTGACATCGATCGGCTACGCCAGTCTGCAGACTCGCGATGACTTCAAGTCAGCGGTCAACGGTCTGATCGATTCGGGCGCAGCAGCGACTGCCGAGGGGGCCAAGAAGCTTTCCGAATTGCTTGGCCTGGCCGATGCCTTCGCCCAGGTGCACCCAGAGACCGCGACGAAGGCCCTGCAGGAGCGGCAAAACCTGCAGGATCAGCTCGACGAACTGACGATGACGTCGACCCAACTTCTGACCAAACAGCGAGACGCGCTCGACGAGAGCAACCGCGCATTGTTCGACCAAGTGCAAGCGATCAAGGCTGTTAAGGATGTCGCGACCGTGCTGACGGGCGACGTCGACAGCGCATACTCTGTGCTGCAGAAGGTGGTCGAGCGTGAAAAGGCGGTGGTCCAGACGAGCATCGATGCGCACACTGCCGCGGTGAGCAAATTGCAAAGTCTGTCTCAGTCGTTGCGCAGCACGCTGGACAGCATCAAGTCCCCGGACCAGAAGCTGGCCGACCGCGCCTTGGGACAAGCGCAGATCCGCGCCGCGCTGGCCATCGCTAAAGCCGGCGGGCCGCTGCCCGACTCAGACAGCCTCAAGGAGGCATTGAGTGCAGTTCAACAGGACGCGGCAAGCCAATTCGGAACGTATCAGGACTACCTGAAGGACCTGTATCAAACGCAGAACGACATTGCCGCACTCGGTAACGTCACGGACGATCAGCTTTCGGTGGAGCAGAAAGCGCTGGCCGCGGCGCAGGACCAACTGAAGTCCCTCGATGCGATCCTGACCAAGTATCAGGACCAAATCGACGTGCTGAAGGGGCAGTCGACGACTTTGCTGTCGATCGACCAGGCCACACAGGGCGTGCTGACAGCGATCCTTGCGGCCAAGGCTAATCCGGTAATCGCGGCCATGTCGACCATCAACGACACGTACCAGAAGTCGCTAGGTCGCGCACCGGATGCGGCAGGTCTCTCGTACTGGCAGCAGCAGGCAGCGGCGGGCGTCTCGCCGACCGACATCCAAAACGCAATCGCGAACTCCCCAGAGGCCACAATTCGCGGCATGTACGAAACGATGCTCGGTGGGCGCGATCCGAAGGCTGACGAGTTGAACTACTGGCTCACGCAGATGAAGAACGGCGTGTCGCCGGGTGACATCGGAAACGCTATCGCGAACAGTGCTGAGGCCAAGACGCTGCATCCGTTCGCTGTCGGAACGAACTTCATCCCGGAGGACATGCCGGCCATGGTGCACAAGGGTGAGCGGATTATCCCTGCGGCGGATAACCGCGAGTTGATGGATCGGCTCTCCAATCCTTCGAGCAACAACGATGCGCTGCTGGCCGAGATTAAGGCGCTTCGGGTCGAGGTCCAAGCATTCCGCCAGGCCAACAGCGCTGAGAATCAGGCGATCGCGAAAAACACCATGAGCACCTCCGATACGCTGGAGCGCGTTACCGCTGGCGGTGGCCCGATGCTGGTTGAGATCGTGAGCTAACCCAGGTCGCCGGCCGCGTCTCACAATCGCGGTCGGCGATTTCCGTTAAGCTTCGCTCATGATGTTCCTAACCGATGACGAAGTTAAAGAATTGACCCGCAAGAGCCGGCGCGCATCTCAGGCCAAGGTGCTCAACTCGCTGGGGATCACTCACAAGATCCGGCCAGATGGCTCTCTCGTCATTCTTCGCAGCCATGTCGAGCAGGTGTTCGCTGGCCGGAAGTCGGAGGAAAAACCAAGATTGGCCACGGAGCCGAATTGGGATGCGTTCGCAGACCAGCAGGCTGAGTATGCTCGGAAAGAGGAGCAGCGGGCTGCGAAGAAGGAGCGGATCAATCAGGAGCGCGCTCGCAGAGGACTGCCGCCGCTTCGGTAAGCGCTTCCGCCCGCCGTCGATCGAGCACTAACTCACCCGCTAACCTTTGAGGACGTTGGGAACCCACTTGGGCTTTGGAAGCTCTACCTTCTCGCGACTCCCTTCGATAGTCGCCCGAGCAATGATGGGCGCGCCGACTGCATTGAGCCAGAACGGAATGCCCATTTTGCGTAGCTGCTCGATTTGCAGCCGCTTGTATTTGCGGCCAGTTAGCTCTGCAACTTCTTCCTTGGAAAGAAACGTGTCTGACATAGATAACTCCCAGACATGGACATAGCGGAATGAAAAAAGGAGCGTTTCCGCTCCCATGAGTCACGCCGGTAGGCGCCTCAGAATTTGTGCTTGATGCCGCAGGCCTTCATGATGCCATTGGCAGTGTGACGAGAATCACAATTGAATGGGACGGTCGTGAAGAACGAGCCTTTGCCCCAGATCTCATGTGAGCCCTTGCCGTTCTTGATGTAGGAGAAGCCGTGTAGTTTTAGCTGTTCGATGACGAGCCTGTAGTAACCGTTCATGCTGCGCAGATGCGCAGGTCCGTAACGGTTCGGCTTTGCGGCCGAGCGTGCAAATGCAGAGTAAGGAGCTCGCCAATGGCAAGATTGACCTCCTTCACGAGGTCATCCATCGTCGGCGCTTCGCATACAAGGCCCGGAAGGTCGTCGCTGGTTGCCACGAACACGCTTGCCTCATCGTCGCGAATGACGTCGATTCGTAGCTTCAAAGGAACCCCGAGCTTTGCTGCCTGCTTCCAAAACGGGTACCCGATCCGATACATGCCTTACCTTTCTTGAAAATTATGCAATACAACAATCTGTTTAAAAGTATAGGCCACCCTAACGCTGAGCGCTAATGCAGATTGTGACGTGCGTCACAAAATCAAGAATAAACGTACAAAATTTTGCTGCAATCGTACAGGGCGACAACGTTCTGAGCTCTGCATAGGTGCGGTTAAGGTGCAGATTTCAAACCGGACCAAGCCGACGAAATTCGTACGGTTGGGTGCGCAAGGGTTGTATTTCAAATCCAGCTCCTATGCAGCGTCACGGCAGATAGGAGCGATGCTCGCCTTAGTATGTGGCTTGTTGCAGTACTCAGACCACACTTGCATTAGCGCCTTGCGCTTTTCAATCAGGTCGCCGCGCCGGTATGCCGCTTCCACTTTGTCGGGTAGGCTGTGTGCCAGGGCATGTTCGCAGACCTCACGCGGGAATGAATTCCCGACCGACTCTGCACACCAGTCGCGGAACGTTGAGCGGAAACCGTGAACGGTGATGTCCTTGCGGTCCATGCGGCGCAGCACGGCCGTCAAGCTCATATCGGACAACATGGCGCCCTCGCGCTGGCCGGGAAACACGAAGTCGCCAACATCGGGCAGAGCCTTCAACAGCGTCAGCGCCGCGGTCGACAGAGGCACGCGGTGTTCTCGGCCCGCCTTCATTCGCTCGGCCGGCACCGTCCAGACCGCAGCAGTCAGGTCGAACTCGTTCCAGCGCGCGCCGCGGATCTCGCCCGACCGACCTGCAGTGAGGATCGCGAACTCGACGGCGCGCGCGGCCGTTCCCTCGCGCTGTCGCAGCTCGGCCATGAAGCTGCCGATTTCCTGCCAAGGCAGGGCCGGGTGATGCGCCACGCGCGCCACCTTGTTCGGATCAGCGAGCAGGTTTTCGAGGTGCCCGCGCCAGCGTGCCGGGTTCTCGCCTGTGCGGAAGTGGCTGACCGTCGCCCAGTCGAGGATGTTTTCGATGCGGCTCCGCAACCTGGTGGCGGTTTCTGTTTTCTCCTGCCAGATCGGCTGCAGCACCTTCACGACCAGGGCGGTGTCGATCAATGCGACCGGCAGTTGGCCAATAATCGGGCTGGCGTAGGTTGCAATCGTGCTCTCCCACTGCGCCGCGTGCTTCGCGTTTTTCCAGCTACCGCGGTGCGCGGCGATATACTGCTGCGCGCAGTGGTCGAAGGTGACGGTCTTAGCGCGCTCCAGTGCGGCGTCGAGCTTGGCCGAATTGCGCACGTCGAGCGGATCGACGCCGTCGAGTAGAGACGCGCGGCAGGCCTTGGCTTTCTCGCGTGCCTGGGCGAGCGTTATGGTATGCAGGGCGCCGAGACCCATTTCGCGCTGCTTGCCAGCGAGCGTAAACCGGAAAATCCAGCTCTTCGTCCCTGCCTTCGACACCTGCAGGTACAAGCCGGCGCCGTCGCCGTAATAGCCTGGCTTGCTAGCCCTCGACAC